TTGAAGCGACAGAGGTAAGTGATTTACCTTTTTAAATAAATTTAAAGGGTAGTTTAAAAGCTACCCTTTTTTTTTACATAAATTTTAGTATATTTATATTTTAATGACAAAAATATTATTTAATGCAAGAAGAAATAACAGAAGAAAAGACAATAGAAAATATGGAGATGGAACTAATTGCACAAGAATGCAAAGTTTCAACAGATGAGGTTATGGATTACCCCCCAACAGCTATAAGTTTAGGGGAGAAAACAATACAAACAAAAAATGGAGATATTAATATACCAATACCGATAGGAACATATGGAAATTTTAGTTTTGTACAAGCACCACCAAAGACAAAGAAAACATTTTTTATATCACTTTTAGCAAGTGTTTATTTAAGTGGTCAAAATAATTTTGGAGGAAAAATAAAAGGACATAGGAATGGGAGATGTTTAATTCATTTTGATACAGAACAAGGACAATGGCACGCACAAAGAGTTTTTAAACGTGTTGAAGATATGGCAGGAACAATGGACTTAGGATGTTACCAGACTTATGCTTTACGTACTATAAATTACAAACAAAGGTTGAGGTTTATAGAATATACTTTAGAACAAAACAAGGGTAATAATGGACTCGTAGTAATAGACGGTATAGCAGACCTTGTAAGTGATGTAAACAATTTAGAAGAAAGTAACCTCTGCGTTCAAAAGATAATGGAATTAAGCGCTCGTTTTGACTGTCATATTATAACAGTTATACATAGTAATTATGGAACTGACAAAGCAACTGGTCATCTTGGTTCTTTTCTTTATAAAAAATGTGAAACCGCAATAAGTTTAGAACAAAACACAGTACATAAAGATAACGTTACAGCAACTTGTAAAATAAGCAGAGGATATGCTTTTGATACATTTAGCTTTAGCGTTAATAGATATGGCTTACCTTTTGTGGTTGGAGATATTTATGACCCATTACAAGATTTTAAAACTAAACAACCTAAACATAAAGAAATACCTTTTTAAAATGTCAAACCTAATCGAACAAGCTGCAAAGAAGCACAAAACTTGGATTAACATAGTAAACTCCTTTGGATGTCCTAAAAATATTTCAGAGGATATCGTGCAAGAGATGTATATTTATTTAATTAGGTATGAAAAAGAGGGTAAAGATATTTGGTACGAAGATGGAGAGGTTAATTACTATTACATATTTAAACAGTTAAGAGGTATTTATGTTTCTTATTTAAGAAGCAATAGTAAGATAACAAAAGTTTCTTTAGATGAAATAGATAAACAATTTGAGGAGATAGACCCAAAAGAATATGAAACACAATACGAGGAGTTTTTAAATGGATATCTACGAGCAGTAGACGATGTTTACTGGTATGACAAGAAAGTATTTGAATTGATAGCAAAGGGTAAGAGTGTTGCTGAATTAAGTAGGGATACAAATATTGGTTACTACTCACTTTATAATACATATAACAAAGTAAAGAACAAACTAAAAGATGATTTATTATGAAACTTGGAGATTTAATAGAATTCATTACAACATACACTGGTATCAAATGGATAGTCAAAAAGATATGGGGCGAAGATTGTGGATGCGATGATAGAAAAAATAAACTTAACGATGTAGAACTTTGGTAAAATGAATGACAAGGTGGTTTATTTGCACAAAAGAAAATCAGATAATAAGGTTTTTTATGTTGGTATGGGATATAAAAAAAGAGCATATGATTTTTCTTCGAGAAATAAATTCTGGATTAATTATGTCAAAAAATATGGTAATCCTATTGTCGAGATATATAAAGAAAATTTAAAAAAAGAAGATGCTTGTAAAATTGAAATTAAGTTAATTGAACAATATGGTAGAAGAATTGATGGTAAGGGTAATTTAGTGAACCTATCTACTGGAGGAGAAATGGGTACAATCGGTGCGAATGAAAAAAGAGTTATATGTTTAAAAAAAGGTGTTATTTATAATTCTATGACACATTATTGCACAACCCACAACATACCTCATAGTACAATAAGTTATTTTTTAAGTTTAAAAAAATACGATAATTATAAAATAGATTATTCTGTAAGGTTAGTTATTGATAATAAAATTAAATGGATACCATATTTTGATGGAGATTTTAATAGAAAAGAAAATATTTTTTCAATTAGTAGTGATGAATATTATAATAAAAAGAGAAATGAAAATGAAATTTTAATTGAAGATAAATTAAACAAACTTTCTGATTTTGATAAAGCGTTATTGTATTTATCGTATAATCAAAACCTTTCTGATTTCTGTAAAAAACACAAACTATCTTATTATAAACTTTATAATAGAATTAAAAGCATAAAAATAAAATTTATTAATAAAAATAAAATATCATATAGTAAACCATTACCATTAGAAACAAAAGAATTAATATTTACAGAATATTACAATTCACAAAACTTTTAAGAATATGACTTTAGAAGATAGAGCAACTTGGGAAGATTTTAAAGCGAATGTAACAAATAAATTAACTCCAGAATATAGGAAAATACTTTGTAAGTTACACGCACAATATTACAATCACAAATATAATGAACCTTGCACTTGTAATGGAAAAATTTACAAGATGTGGATAGCAGATATAGATAGAGTTTATGGTGGGTAAAATACACAAGTTAGAACAAGCAATAGTACAGATATTAAACCTTGACGGTTGGCAGCTTAAATGGACTGGAGAGGGTTCACAAAGTTGGGATGCAGAGGGGTTAACTCCTAAAGGCAAGGAGTGTGTTATAGAGATGAAGTTTAGAAATAAACACTATGATACCAAAATGCTTGAAAAGTTTAAATACGACAAGCTGATAGCTACTGGTAAGGTTGCTTTATACTTTGTGAATGACCCAAAAGCAAATTATTTGTTTTGGTTGAATGATATCGAACTACCAACACCAGTAAATAAGTACTGCCCAGAAACTACAATGTGGGGAAATAAGAAAGTTTTAAAACCTTGTTACCTACTTGAAGAAAGTAAGGCAGTAATGATTAATAAAAATAATTCTAAAAATAATTAACAAAAATTGTTTATAATCCAAATATTTGTTTTATATTGCGGTATAATTAAAAATATATAAGATGAAAAATTTAAGTAAAGCAGCAAGATTAGGTAAACAAATGAAAAATATTTGTATTTTTTCAGTGGTAATAGTTTTATGTTACTTTGTAGGAAGAACATTTGCAAGTGTGATTTTTAACATATAGTTATGGTAAAATTAATACCAACAAAAGAACAAATTGAAGAAGCAGAAAAACTATTTAATTTTGGGAGGTTAAAAAATAGTGTTACAAAAGGAAGTGGAAATTTAGCAGGTGCATTGGGAGAGATTTTAGTAAGGGATACTTATAATGGTAAGCAACAAAATACATTTGATTATGACCTTATTTTAAATAAAAAGAAAGTAGATGTAAAGACTAAAAGGTTTTCTAATATTCAAAAACCAACTGCTAAATGGAATGCATCTGTTTTAGCTTTTAACACTAAACAGAAATGCGATTGGTATTGTTTTGTAGGAATATCAAATAATTACAGAGTAGCTTATGTCTATGGTTTTAAAGAAAAGGATAAATTTTATAAAGAAGCTACTTTAGGTAAGAAAGGAGAAATTGACCCAAATGGAAGTGGTAACAAATGGAAATTCAGAGAAGACACTTATTATATGTCAATTAAAAATTTAATATTATAAATTATGAGAAGCACACAACCACACTACGACAATGGAAACTCCTACGATGTTATCGATGTTATTAATGATTATAACATAAACTTTTGTAGAGGTAACATAATAAAGTATGTTATACGAGCAGGAAAAAAGAAAGATGAATTACAAGACTTGTTAAAAGCACAAGATTATTTAAATAGAGAAATAGAATTAATAAGAAAAAACAAATAAATATGGAAAGATTTGACAATGAATTAGATGAATATTTACGAAGAGATGACAAAGAAAACGAATGTCAAGAATGCGGAACACCTATACAAAAAGAATTCGGATATTGTAGTTGGGACTGCCATTCCGCATCAATGAGATAATTAAAACAAAAGACAATGAAAATATTTTTATTAATAATATTATGGATAGCAGTAGCAAAAGTATTTCTTTGGATTGGTTCAAAGATTT